TTTGTCAAAGCGTAGAACAGTGGTCTAGCCGTGAAAATGTTGTCAGTCAGTTTAGGGATATAGTTTTTCAGCGTGGTCGAGAGTATCTCGTCAAAGTCAGCGTTTCCTGCCGCCATAATTTTTTACCTCACTAATGTCTATGAAGCAAGTTCCCGTTTAGCATCCTCGAATGCTTGACGGATAGAAGTAGGTTTAGCCGAGGCACTATCTTTAACAACTCCTGTTTGTTTTGAACCTGTTGGTTCCACAACAGAAGCGTCTCGTTTAGCATCTGTTCGCTCTTGCTCTTTCTCCAATTTGCTGGCTTTTTCTGCAACATCACCGTATCTCATATGAGTTAATGCGGCTTCTAAGTTGCCTATTTTATGAGTCAACGCATGTTGATAGAGTTCTTGCGAATCAAATTCCCCGTATTGTTCCTTTAATCCTTCTACTTGCTTTTCTACTTGTTGTCGTCGTTGTAAACGAGCCTGCTGCGCTAACTGTGTTTCCAACTGGACGATACGCTGCTCGGTAGCATCAGATTTAGGTTCATCCCACAATGAATCAGAATAACTGTCATTGCTACTCTGTTTCTGAGAAGATCCCATCTGAACCCCGAACGCATCAGCCAACGCTGTCAACGTACCATCAGGGTCCGTTTCCAGCGAGGAAACTATCGCTTCCGCTTGCTGTAACCGTTTACGTTCGGAAGCCAATTCCTGCGTCTTACGTGTGTAATCCGACTGTCTTTGGTATCCGTCCCGAAGTTCTTCAAGACTGACCTCCTGCTCTTGCCCATCCACCTTTACAGTGTATGCTTCGCCTGAAGGTTCCTCTGTAACTTCAACTGAAGACTCTGGAGTGTCCACCTGAGTGGATTCCGTTACATCCTCTTCCATATTTTATTTTCTCCTTGGAGTCCTAAAAAAGGCTGCTCCTATAATCACAGGACACATTGTCCCATGCGATCTACAGATCTGGTAAACCAACTCCCATTTGTCCACGAAGTTGTGCTACCAATTCTGGAGGAACCCCACCAGTAGCACCAAAAGCGCCACCCTGTTGAGGTACCAGACCCTCCATCATTGCTTGCGACGCTCCCATACCGGCATTAGCAGGTTGACCTTCTTGTTGAGGTTCCTGCCCGCCCATAGGCATAGGTTGTTGCTGCATGATAAATTTATCGGGATCTTTAATATCAAATCCCATAGTCAAAACGTGTTTAGCCAACGCAGTTGGATCTATAACAGTTCCGACAAGCGGAGCCATCGCATTTAATAATGAGACAGCCTGCTGTTTACGAATAGTGTCATTAACAGGTTGAGTAGAACCACCCTCCACTGTGAAATCAAACTCTCCAATAATATCTTCACGAGAGTAAGTAAAGAAAAGATCCTCGCCGCCTTTACCCGCAATACGAGCCATCTGCTCACCTGTCATAAATTGTTGCATCAACTGGATAACACGACGTGCTATTTGACCAATACTAATTTCAACAATTGCCAATTTGTCTGCCGCACGTGCGTTACCAGCATCCGCAATAATTGACGCTTCAGTAGCGGTACGACGTATTTCCGGCATCTGACCGCGAGCATATTCTGAAACACCCGACACAGTATTAATATCTTCTTCAATGATTGCTGAAGTGTTATAAACCTCTGGAGACAAAGGTGTTTGAGGCATAGGAACCACAACTTCTTGCAAAGGTTTATTTTCATCAACTACTGGAACCAAACGTCCATCTTGATCTGATTCTAATGCTTCACGTCCTTCAGGACCAAAAGAACGCTCGTGGTACAAATATTTTCTAGCGTAACGTTTACGTGCATTGATCAACTGAGTGCGTGTCTTGTCCAATTCCAACTGCAAAGATTCAATTGATTCTAAATCACCCATCGGATAGAAAAAATCAGGAACGTCATAATTTCGTAACATTACAAAAGGTTGACCATAAGCGTAAGGCATAGGTATCGGATCTACTAAAAACTCTTCACCTGATTGTGAAAACACCGACATAGTGTTAGAAGCAATATCATAATATTCATAAATTGCTACTCGATCTTCTTCACTTAGAAATTCTTCTTGTTCCTGACGTTCTCTGTTTTGAAACATCGGATACAAAATACCATCTGCTGTTAAACGTCTACGTGCCGCTTGTTTATAACGTTTATCTTTCTTAGCCTCTTCCAAAGGACGGACAATACGTTGACAAATCCACTGAGCATCTTCCATGCATGTCGCTTCCGGGTCAATGTAAATATCGAAAGGTGAAACTCTTTCAACAAAAGGTTGATCTTCAACGACCACCGACATCGTATTTGGGACATTAACTATTATCTCTTCATCAGTTGGAAGACCGCCTGCTAAAGCAGCATTTTCCATAGCGAATGTTTCTGCTTCCAAAATAGCCTCATCGACCATTTCATCACGTTCAACTTCGGTTACTGTTCGTTCCTGCTCGACAAACTTCCAACCAACTTTTAACCATCCGTGACCATTAATCAAAAAGTCTTTAACTGCACGTCTAAATGGTTTACGGAAATCGTGATGTCGCCACAAATAATTAACAACCGCTTCAACAAAAGCAGCCCTGTCAGCATTCTCCTGCTCGGTAGCAGAAACAACTATTTTAGGATGATTAACTGAAACAGAAGGAGCGATAACATTGATAGTGGAAAAGGCAAGATTAACCACTATTAGATCTTCTCTGGTTACAGTTGTACGTGGAAATTGTTTACCACGATACAAATCAATCATCCGTTGCCAAAGAGAGTCATAACCCATTTCGTCACGCCAACGAGCAGACGCTTCTAGTCGACGTTTAGCAATCTCAAATTGCTCTGTTCTAGTTTTTTTAGCCATTAAACTTTCTCGATGTTACGCCCTTGCGCTTTGGCTTCGGCGATAAGTTTTTTTTCTCTTTCGTTCAAAGTCAAATGCTGCTCGTCTAGCGGTAACCGTGAGCGGTAAGCCGCTCCAGTTACGAATTTGAGTCCAAGAAGTTTTTGACGACGTTCCCATAACTCATCCAGTTCTGCATCTGCGACTGGACCACGGAAATCTTGCACATACGTGCAAAAATCCTCGAATGTCGCCTCGCGAGGGAGGACCGCCATTAGGGTCGAGGACCGAAGCCTTCTGCATTCCAACCTTCAAGACGAGGCTGTGGACTTGCAGGTTCAACTTTGCCTGTGTCACCATGCTGATTGAATGGTGTTTCACGAACTGAAGTTTCACCGTATCCGCCCGTCATGTGAGCGTATTCTGGGTTATCAAAACGTTGAGCGAAATCCTGAGCGCCACCCGGCTCCCATATCGGATTTGCTACTACGGAACCACCGCGTTCCATTCTGTTGTTACCACCTGATGTGCCTGAACCATCTATATTTTGGCTGGCACTGGTGTGTGCAACATTTCTTGCCATAATTGAAACCTCCTAGGTTCCTATAGTCTCCTAAATACTATGCTTACAGTGTCCCACGCATACTATGTTTTCCTATATGCATATCGTCAGTTTCTTCAGGTTTAACCAACCTAGAGAACCAATCCACTGTCCAATAATCGTCCACTTTCTTTGTAAATTCAGGCATATAAGCGTATTGGCGCATCTCATTAGCCAACGCCAAAGCCATAACACGGTCGTCGTGAGGACTTCCGCTCATTGTTCCACGTTCATTACGGACATAAGTGCGTAATTCCGCCAACGTGTGCCTATCATGAATTTTCAATTCATCAGAACGCAAAGCCATACCCAAATCATCAATTAACAAAGGTTTAGTAGTTCTAGTAGTTTTCCAACCAAACTCTTGAGAAACCTTAGTAGTAGCCTGATTTAAACTTCTTTTACGGAAAAGATTAGGATGCCCCAAATGACGCAACTGAACAATCGTGGTTAACCCGTGGTTATTTGACTCCACACAAGTTAAAGCATCTTTATACCACAAAGCCAAATTGTAAACTTCATTAGCCAAATTGTCAGGAGGGATATGCCCATGCCACATAGCAACCTGTTCACCGCCACGCACATCTAAAACCTGAGCGCAAGAATAATCGCCATGGACTAAACCTTCAGCAGTGTCCACTCCTATACAATAAATTTTACTAACGTCCGGTTCACGCCAAACTGTGAGCATCTTTTCTAAACTCCACTACTTTCGGATAAGGATTCCATAAATATCCTCCCTGACCTTCTTCAACATCCCCCATCATCCTTTCTAAAACATCCAAATCAAAAACAGGATTACCCGACTTAATGAAAGCCTCTTCAGGGCTACTGGGATACTCCTGAGCCAACTGCCAAGACAGCATAGATTCTTTCTTAGATTCATACCAAGTGTCATCCCTATCTTCGGTAGCAGACCAAGGAAAAAACATTGGTTCAAACCTGTTGTTGCCAGTCTCAGAACCAACCCATAATTCGTGAAAAAAGTTACCCGAACCATTAGCAGTAGACAAACCAATGATCCTACCGCCAACATCCGCTACTGGCTCTATAGAAGCCCACGCTTCTTCAGGATTTGGAAGGAACGCCCATTCGTCAACCACAACCAGCGTAGCCGACTCACCTCTAGCAGGATCGGATGCTGAAGGCATTGAAGTAATTTGCGACCCATTATCAAACCCCATTTTCTGCTGATGCTCAACAAGCGATTTCGGACCACGTTCCACCATCCATTCAGGTAAATGAGAAAAACCATACTTTGATTTTCTTAACAACAACACAGATTCACGCTCAGTACGTGAAAGATCAATAATGTTCTGATCAGAATAAAAATATGCTAACCAAAACTGATGAGCAGCAACCAGAGTAGTCCACCCAATCTGACGAGCCTTTAACGTGAGACTATAACGATGTCGGTCCCAGTGTTGTAAGGCGGTTGACTGCGCACGTCGTAAATCAAAAAGGATACGACCATGAGCAGGATGAGCGATATGCCAATACTTATGTAGGAAATAAGACTCATCTCTCTCACAACGCCTCCACTCAGCCTCTTGCTGTAACTCAGTTAACCTTGACATTAACACACCCTAAACGAAACAATGAGCAGTCTCACAAGTATCAGGACCATCCTCAAACAAACTTTGCTGATCAGGTAAATTTTCCATCTTGCCACGTATTTTAAAAGTACAAGGCGCTCCGAGTTTCTCTAAAGTGCGCTTACTCATTTCACGTTCTAATTCAACAACCTCTTCAAACAAATCAGGTCTTTTCCGCCTTAACCTCAACCAATAATCATTATTATGAAACGGGCAATAAAAACAAGCCGAACGAGGAGCAGACGGCAAACCAGCGTCTTTCACAATTCTTCTACATTCGTCACGAGTTATTTTCCCATCTATCAAAGGAAAATCATTTATCTGATATCTGCGTTTACTATCTGACATTCGCTGAATTTCATCATAAGAAATACCCAAGCCCATCATCACAGGATCATGCATCGTTGCACCTTCTTCACGAATATGCTTTTCCAACACTCTAATTTTCCAATGCCCAGTACAATTACGAGTCAAAGGCGGCGCTCTATGTTTTCCTGTTCTAGGAACAGTCAAACGCACCGGCAAAGGAATCAAATTAGGCTCATGCTCAATCTCTTCCCTGATAGAACGAGTTTCCCCGTCTTTAGAAACACGTTCTAAAACACGCAACTCCATGCCATGTTTTTCCATAAAAGGTTTATGAACATTTTCAATGTATTCATAAGTTTCAGGATGTTCATCGCCCGTATCTGCGAATAAAAAAGTTTTATAATCTATCTCACCCTGCGCTGCTAAAACCATAGCCGCAGTAGATTGCACCCCTCCACCAAAACTAAAATACCTTTTCATTACACAAAAACTTCAACAAAAGCATCACATTGCGGACAACTCAAATTAGTCACCATCTTGTAAGAATCATCCATAATCGCTGGTCTTAAATCATCATCAAGGTCGTGGTCGCCACCCCAAATCAACTCAGTGTTACAATGCCAACAATTCATATCTTACCCCGGATGGTTCATCAAAAATTCTTCATATTTTTCTGGTGAATCCAATATTATCGTAGTGTACGAATAACTCCCGCCATCCTTATCATCTTTTCCCAAAGTCACAGTAATAGCACCCACAAGAGTACCAATAGCAACTAACAATCCCGTAATCGCCGTAATTAATTTAACTGTCTTATTCATCTACTGGAACCACGACTGTACAATCCGCGCTAACACCCCCACCAGATACACTGTAGACGCGCCAACTACCCCCATTAACATTAGGATTATCCAATCTTTCCCTGACGGCGGTCTCATTCGCAAGATTCGCAGACCTCAGGGTTTTCCAAACCGCAAACGAGTTCCTCATCGTCCGAAAAAACATCATATTCTTCAGATGAAAAGGCACCATCATATACCAATTCAGGGCGCTCCCCAAGAATCGTTTCATCCTCATAATCAACCGTCCCCATCAACAACCCTCAAATGATGAATCTGCGCCTCCAACTCGTCCGCCAATTCCTCATCAGACATAGCAGCAGCATCCCTATCCTCAACAAGAATTTTCCGACGAGGAGTGAACTTCTCAATATACTGCAAATACAAAGACGCAGCCTGAACACTCCCACTCACAGCCTGAGAATGCAAAGCATCAATAACACCCTGAGTGCGCTCAGGATGAATATTCAACTCCGCAGCACGACGATCCCACTCCTTAGCAAAACGCACATCACGCTTAATACGACGAATAGAATTTTCGTTAATATTATTTTCTTTAGCCCAATCTTTTTGCGTTTTAGGAACCCTATCGGGTCCCTGAAGAAGCCAGTCTAAAAGATCCTTCCACTTCTTAGGCATAATCTTTTCGCCCGTCTCTTCATCTGTCTGCCAACCTTTGCCGCCACCGTTTTGCGCCATAATAGGAACCTCCAATAATAAAACTCCGACTGTCCCGTATGACAATCATGTTACAATACACAAAAATAGCGGGACAAACCTCACATATAAGTAGGCACCATGCCATGCCATGCCATGAAAACTGTACGCCACCCATAGTGGCGGACAGCAGTTCGCGGAACTAAGGCAAAAACCAAGCAAAGCACCGCTCTGCCTACCCATATCTATACATATATGTCGCTTAACCCCCCGCCCCCCCCTGCCCCCCGCCCCCTGCTTGCGCTGGCTGGCTGCTGGTCGGGTGCTGCCTGTGATCGAACACCCGCACACGAAACTAAGCGATTCTGACCTTGTGATAAATCTTATGTCGACATATCTTTTATCATGGGGTGCGGCGTGGGGTGCTTAGGTGTTTTCGCTTGGTGGTCTGGACATTTTCTCGTTGCCTGTTTTGATCGTTTTCTTTTTGTTCATTTTTTTTGGCCAGCTCACCAAATTTTTTTTGAGTGTTTTTGGACATGAAAAAACCCCGCCCAATTTCTCGGACGGGGCTTTTTGTTTTTGTGGTTTTGCTTAGGCTGCTGCCTCTGTAGTTTGCGCGAGTACTGCTGCAAGGTTTCTCGCTGCTGTCACGTTTGCGGTGTCAATTGCTGCCGCGATTTGTTCTGTCCAGTTTTCGCAGTTTTGAATCTCTGCAAGAATGGCAGACATTGCTTCTGTCAAGTTTGCAGTTTCAATATTGCGGCTGCCTCTAGTTTTAACTGTTACGCTGCGATCTGCTGCGATTTGTTTAACTGCTGCTGCCTGTGCTTTTTGACCCTTGAGCCCGTCGGCTGCTGCTACTTGTCTACCTGTTGCAAAATCTGCAAGAACGCCTGTTGTGTCTATGTCTTGTTTTAACATATCCCTTACTAGTGTTCCTAGTTTTGCTGCTGCCACATTTGTTTCCAGTTCATAGGATCGCAGAAACTTTTTAATATCTGTAATTGTGGTTTCTGCTGTGGTTTTGTTTTCACCATGAATGAATTGAGTAAATGAGCCGTCGTTAACTGCTATCGCTGCTAGTGCTGCTCCGTGCTGCATTTGTGTTGCATTGCCATCCTTGACTACCAATGACGTAAACGGAACGTATTTAGTAGATCCATCTTTTTTGATTGGATCTTCTGGGTTTATTATGTCCCAATTGATCGCCATATTTCCTGTCAAGTTTCCGTTACTGTCCTTGGTCTCTCGGACGAATGGTAAACAAGGGTTAGTTCCATCATCTGATCTTACGTCTATTGATGCTAGCCAAATGTTGAAACCGTGGTGTGTCCACGTTTCGCCGTTTTCGCCGTACTTGTTTGCTTCTTTTATTGCTTTTTCTAATTGCATTTTTTGTCGCTTTCTGTAAGTTACTGTTTTTCGCTCACATATTAAATCTATCGTCGTTTTTACTATTTGCTACTTATTTATTAAATTATTTTATAAACAATATTTCGACATATTCTTTATTAGATACCCGCATATTTTTGTCCAGACCATTTTTCGATTTCGTGGCTCTTGCCTACGCTCATGTGTATATGTATGTATGTGTATGTGTATGTGTATGTGTATGTGTATGTGCATGTGTATGTGCGGCATAAGGTTTAAAGATATAAGAAGATAGTATGAATATATGAATAAATTAACTATTAAACAAAAACAGGAAATAAACAATTTAGTCCAAGAGGAAATCGATGAGGGTAACACCGACATAGAGGACACTTGGATCATAGCCTTTAGTGAAACTCTAGAGATTGGGTATTGGGAGGTTGCAGAAAACCTCGACCAGTACTTAATGGAATTAATCTAAATGAAAAACGTTACATTAAATGATAAACCGATCGATGAGTCATTCGGCACTACGGTGGATCACATTCGTAACATACCTCTAGTAGATGCAACTACTGTTAAGGCTACGGGCAGGCATCGGAGGCGTAAGAATAGCCGAACTGTGGTTAGTTATGATCCAGTTATTTTCGCTGCGAGAATTGCCGCTAAAAGAGAGAGTGCAGTTTGATGGTCTCTACAAAAAACATAAACAATATTTCAACATATTCTTTATGTGATGCACCTGTATTTCATGCTTCTACCGACAGGAAGGTGACACCGTTGATGCGTAGCCGTCCGTTGGCTAATACTTTTGGGTTACCTGCTGGTAAGGAGTATTCGTGTAAGGGTGCTACGGAGTGGTGTCTGTCGAATTGTTATGCGGGTAAAATCGAGAAGTTGTTCCCTAATGTGCGTGAGTTCTTGTTGCGTAATTGGGATGTGTATGAGGCTAACAAGCATTCTGTGAATGGGTTATGTGATGCGCTTATGCCTATGATTAATAAGTTTATTGATGAGTGTGAACGGTTGGGTGTTGAGCCTGTGTTCAGATGGTTTTGGGATGGGGATATTCCTAGTCGTAGGTTCGCTAGGGCTATGCAGCGTGTGGCGTTGGATGATCGTGTGGTGTCAAGTGGTGTTAGGTTTTGGGTGTATACCCGTAATTTTGATGTAATAGATTTGTTGTCATTGTCTAATATGACTGTGTATTTGAGTGTTGATGCGGGGAATATGTTGAAGGGGTATAAGACTAAGCGTATGTATCCGTATGTGAAGTTGGCGTTTTGTGCAGATACTTGGGATGAAACTGAAGTTTTGGCGGACAAGTTCGAGGGTGAGCGGAAGGGTGCGAGGTGTCCTGAGTTGGTTGGTAATATTCCGCTGGTTGTCACCACGAAATTTGACGATAAGATTAAAGGTGTTGGTGCGTGTGTCGATTGTGGCATGTGCATTAGTGGCGTGAACAATGTACGTTTTGCGTCTAGTAAATAAAAAATAATAGAGAGGATATACATATGGATATAAAAGGCGAAGTCAACGTGTATCACACGGTTGACGAATACTTTGAGGTCGAGTGTGAACTTGACATGGACAGGTTGGCAGAAGAACTCTGTCAAGACCACAACTTAGTGGATGACGTTGCTCTGCATAATTATGTGGATGAACGGGTAAATGACTATGAACTGAAAGTTCAAGTCGATGACTTAGATGCTGCGGTTAATGAACTGCGTGACCAGATAGGTGAGTCAAAAGAGTTACCTTCAGATTTAACTCCTGAAGAACTGGTGGATGTTGTCAACAGTCTTGTTGATGAACGTTTCAAAGCCTTGTTTGCTCGGTTGGCAGAACTTGTGAAGGAGCGCTCATGAATGCAATTCCAGTTGATGGAACTGTCTATAGGGAAAAATTTGGACAGTTGGAGAATTGGTGGGTTAACGCTGATGGTAGTCTCAGCGGCAATGTTGTCAATTCTAAGCATGTTTCAAATGGTGCATGGGTTGTTACTGATCGTGTAACGCACCGTTTCGGCAAGTGTGTTTACACGGACAAGTATCAGTATTTGTTGGGTTTCCCTATGGTTTTGGCGTTGCCTAAACCTGAATGGTTGCAGCAATGACACCAGAGGAAACATTGGTTCTACACGCATCACTGTGGCTGTTAGCGGCAGGCGTGGTGATGTGCGTAGTTCATAAATGGTATGCCCACAAAAAGAAAAACAAACAACTATCCGACAGGGAACAGCAGTTCGAGTATGAACTCGGAGTGCATCTGGAGGAAGAAAGAATGAGGGAAGGCTAATGCCTAGTAAAGAATGCCACATATGTGGATTACCTGAGAGTATTTTTCCTGCATGGGAGAAATTCTGGGAGGTTATGGATCACAACAATCAGCAGGTATGGGTGTGCTATGGAGACATGGTGAACCTTGACCCTATGGGTGATGGGCAACTGCGAGATCCTTTAGAGGAGACAGACTGATGCCTAGTCAATACAAGATAGTTATTGTTGTTGAACAAACAGAACAGCAAGAAGATGAATGGGGGAACCCGTTTAACTGGGATTTCGGTCAGTGGACACCTGCTAATGCGGGTGGTTGTACCGATATTTCTTATGACGTTTATACACATGATGAGGAGGGCTAAATGTCTACTGAAACAGAACTTATACCTGTCTATTGTCGAGATTGTGGCGAGGATGGGTTTATGGAACCTTGGGATGGCAAACTTTTTGGCATCGAGGTTGGTTGGGTTTCTCCTGAAGCCGAGCAAGAGGCTAGGAAGAGTGCTGTGCGGGGATGGAAATGCCATGCCTGCACGATGGCAATGTTCTAGAAAGGAAAAACTATGAAAGATTTGAATGGCGTGTCTGAAGATTTCGGGCATCGCTGGACGAACAGTTATGACGGGGACAATGTTGAATGTCAATATTGTGGCGACTCGTATAGCAGTAAACGCTGGTGTACTAATCGGCTCGTTGTATCTGAGCAAGACAGAGATATGGATGAAGCCATGTCGCAATACTACAATATAAAAGATATGTGAAAATATGTTTTATTATAAAGTAATAAAGAAACTACTGATAGAGTATTAGTAGTTAATAATATGATAGAGAGGAAAGTAATGATGCAATTAAATAATGGAGCGAGTCCACTGGTGTGGCTCGTAAGGAATGGTGGCAACGGGGAACGTCCTTTTTGTGGCGTTGTTGTCGCTAGAACAAGCATGGGGTATCACCCTTACGTCTGTTGGAGTATGTTTTCTGATGACGGAGAAGGATGGGACTGCGTGTGGGGAAACTATTGCCACTCAGTAGAAGAGGCTATTGAAACATTCAATAAAAGAATTGTTGGTGCAATAGAAGATACTGAGATATATGAAGCAAGAAAGTATGACGAGTTTCTAGGGAGGATAGAACATGTCTAAATCTGAAATCGTAGTAGGACATGTGGGTGTTGACTCAGGCACTATTCTCATAACCGATCCTTGCTATATCAAAGAAGACTACGACTATAAACAAGTGGTTGAACCCGTCTATCAAAACTTGTGGAGTCACACCCTTAAAGGCTTGGGATTTATCACAACTTCAGGCTACGGAGACGGGTACTACCCAGTTTATGCGACTGTGCGAGAAGATAAGGATTGGGGCGCTCGTGTTGAAAGTATCACGATCAGATTTATGGAGGGTGAGTGATGTCCGACAAAACGAGGAGACCACAAGTAGGTGAACACATCTACTATAGAACATTCGGTTCGTCTGTCAGATATGTCATGGTGACTGATGTCTATGACAATGTTAAGAATGGGCGAGCAGGTTTCGATTGTGTTGATAGTGGAGGAGAAACCTACTGGGGATATGACGATCAGATCATACGCTACCCAGAGAAGGTAGAGAACAGGGGGAAATATGAGCGAAATAACTAACGTTGCTTCTTGGTTTAGAGCGCTCGGAGATGAGGCAGAGAAAAGAGGGACAGTCACTGGTGAAAGAAACTACAGAGAGAGCGAACTGTTTCATCTTTTAGCAAGTGTCATAGCCGAGTTTACTGACATGGAGCAAGTAAAAGTAGCCCTAATATCTCGTGTGGGTTGGGTTGATTTGATTCAAAGTCTGGAAACAGAAACAGGGATAGATTATCCCGAAATATAATAGAGAGGAGACTGTATGCAAAATACGGTACTTGAAAAAAGCGAGCCGCAATATGCTCGTGAAACTATGGGTGAGGCAGGGGCTTTGTTCCCTGTGCATTACCCAGCAGCAGAACATTACTGCCTGCGAAGAGAAGACACTCACATCCCTGAGATTGAGAGTGGCGTTTACAAGGGTGAACCTTTGTACAAGTTCGTTGTCCGTGAGGACACTGGGCGTGTAGTCGGGTTACATTCAGGGAAATACCCAGAGGTTGATGGCTACCAGATGCTTGCTGATATGGCAGACATGATGTTTCCTATGTCAACTACTTCTTGCACCTTGTGGGGTGGCGGTGAGAGAGTCGCTGTCACTCAGGAACTAGAAGGAGGAACTATTGATCTAGGTGGTGGGGATAAAATCCAATCCCACCTAGTGTGGATCAGTTCCTTGGATGGTTCTTGGTCAACGAGCGTGTATGACATGCAACACAGGTTCTTCTGTCAGAACCAGTTGGTAGGTAAAGCACTACTAAAGGTTAGACACACGAAGAACCATGATGAAATCTTCGAGATGAAAGCCACCATTGTGAAGCAGGCTGCTCAAGAGGCGCTCGCTTGGCAAGGTAAGGCTCTCATGTTGAAGGAACAACCTATGATTGATCTAGAGTTCTTTCAATTAATGGATCAGTTGATGCCATATGAAGAAGAGATGTCTACCCGCAAGGAAAACTCTGTTAAATCTGCTAGAACTGCGATGATCAGTAGATGGAAACAAGAGACAGAAGAGTGGGGTGACGGTAACGGTTGGCTCGCTTGGAACGCTATACAAGGTGCTGAACAACACGCTATTAATACAGGTAACACTCGTGATAAGGCTAAGTCATTGCAGAAGGCTATTGAAGGTAAGACTCCTTTGGCTAACAAAGCGATGAGTTTAATACTGGATCAGTCATGAGTAGAAAAGCAACAGCAACAATGCTAGTCACAGTAGAGTATGACGTTGACCAAACATTTGATGATGGGGTCTCTATTCATGACATGCGTGACCATTGGGATGAATATGTAGAACTACCTAGAGGTTGCATGCCTAAAGAATGGGACTACATAGAGGTAGACATATCTAAGATTGAATGTGAAGGGGAAGAGTGGTACCCATGATAACTAAATTATTATTGGTCGGTGCTTTGGGAGTGGCAGGAGCGTGTCTCCCAGTCACTTCCATTAGCCGAGTTCAAGTGCCTGTCATTACAGTACCTACCTCGACAACGATAGCGTGGGAGGAAACTGACTACGCTAAACACGTTGCCTCTCAACCTATAGAGGAGTGTCCTATATACGGTTCGTGTGACATACCGGAACATGAGTACATCGCTCATCTTCCTTCGTTGCGTGAACTGGTGGAGCATTACTTTGAACCTGAAGATGTGCCTTTGATGTTACGCATCGCTTTCTGCGAGTCGTCTGCTAAACCGGATGATAAGTGGTCAGAGGCTATTAATCCTAAGAGCGGAGCCACGGGATGGTTCCAGCACCTGCCGAAATGGTGGGAAGAGAGAAGTTACAAAGCAGGGTTCAGCGGTTGGTTGGCTGTTGAACCACGAGCCAATGTTGGTGTCGCTGCTTGGCTGTACTACAAACAACCACATCCAAAGTGGGGAAACGCCTCGCATTGGTATCCGAGTAGATCATGTTGGGAGGAGAAATAATGGGAATATCACCAAGCGGTTGGATTGAAGCATTAACAAGAGAAGAATACATGCGGAGACGAGAAGCCGACGAAGAACAAGAAAAACAAAAAGAAAGAGAGCGTAATGGCAAAAATATTAAAGAACTTTCCTGAAAACAGGAAAACAGAAATGTACCCGTGGGCTGAATGGTTCGACGGTGTACCAAGACTCCTTGAAGAAGGAGTCGATTTCCGAGTACCCTACAATTCGTTCAGGGCGTCCGCTCATCAAGCGGCTAAAAGACACGGACTGAAAGTGAGGGTTGCTAAACTAGACAATGGTATGGCATTACAAGCGTACAAGGAAACTACTATATAGACAGGTGAGGGTAGAGATGGGTATCCCTCTCTTCCCGTCTCCGCCCTCACTCTTACCGAGAGGAAATACATGAGCAAAATGAGCGATGTAGATATCAAATTCAAAGAAATAGAAACAGAGATAGAGACACTTCAACACGTATGTCACGCTCTTTATGAAACAATCATTCAGTTAGTGACAGCAATAGGTGACAGCGCACACGACAGATCATTCACCGATGAACGTTTAATGCACGTTATGGGCGCTATGCACGAAGGGTTAGTCCCCCACGATCAAAACGAAACTGCTGAAGAAGATAATGTGGTTCCGTTGTTCAACGGAGAGGAAGAGTAACTTTGTCCGCCACCATGACATGGCATGGCATGTGGAACCCTGACGGGTTCATTATACATGGCATGCCATGGCATGAGTGGATAGTGCAAATAATGTGATATGGTAAATACTATGACCGAAGCGACTGAAAAAGATAACAGAATAATTTTAAGACAATCATGGCTAGGGCAACTAGCGATGTGTCCAGAGAGAGCCAGACAAGACATGCTAGGCATCTCTGAATCAACCGAATCATCCAACACGGCAATAGGAACTTCCGTTCACTACGGGATAGAACAATGTCTCATAGAGAAAATGGAAACAGGAACTCCTCTGCCTAAATCTGAAACCATCTCAGCCTCATTGGAGGAATGGGCTAGGAAAGAATCAGAGGTAGTTAGATGGAACCACAAGACAGACGAGTGTATAAAAATAATTGAACTAAACACATCGGTATGGTGGGATGAAGTGCTGCCTGATGTGGAACCGATAGCAGTAGAGCAACCTTTTGAATTGCCGCTCGTGGTTGATCACGAACCTGAAATATGGTTGCAAGGAACAATCGATTGTGTTCAATCATTTCCTCGCCCAATATTGGATTGGAAAAATCCGGGGCGTAAACCATCTGATGAATGGCAGTTGAAACGATGGTCGGTGCAAGCAGCAGCGTACACTTGGGCTGTTTTGCAAATGACGGACAACACCCTCACAGAACCTTTAGATTTCGAGTTCGTACACCTAGTAAAAGGGAAGGTGCATAGAACTTTAGTTAACGTAACGCCGGCGGAGCATGCGAGTCTAGTCGCTTTGGCTCGCTCCGCCGGCACACTTATAGCCGCTGACCTGCCTGTCTGGACATTGAATATGAACGGATGGCATTGCGCTCCCAAATGGTGTGGCGCTTGGAAAACATGCAGAGGCATGTTGGCGGGAACAGACCCATGGAACCAACTATAGAAAAGAGGTAGACCCAATGGGAGAAACAAATAACACCTTCACGGTGTTTCGTAGACAGGTCGTGCAGACCGGCAAATTTGAACCAGCGGAAGCGTCGTGTTCAGTCACCATCACTCTTACAGGTGATGAGGATCAAGAGGCAGTAGCCAACTTAATAGCCGAGTGGGGTACGACACTAGAGATAGCCAACTATGAAGCGTTGGGTGTCGGATATGAAATGACGGAATCAGGCGTACGGAGGTTGGAAAAAAGCGTTTCCCAATCTGATGCGAATGATACCGTGGCAGCACCAGCCGCCGGGAATAAAGCCCCAGCCGCTCCCGCTATCGGAGGCAGTGGACTGGACGCAATCTGGCGTGATCTGATGGATAATAAAGCCCAATGGTGGGACCCCAACTGGGAAAAGAAATTAGATCCTGATGCTAACTTCAACAAGAACGGTCCTGACTATAAACGTCGGGCTGATGGTAAGGGAATTTGGCTTACCAAAAAGGATGGCTCCTCACTAATCCCAGATTGGTTTGTGTGTCCATTCACTGGTAAAAATGCAAATGAACTTGCTGAAATAGGCACGAGTATTCGAGCCTAATAGGAGTAAGAAACGTGGATGCTCTTACACCTGAAGAGGTGGCTCATCGTCTTTCCGTTGCCACGGACGGAGAGACGGTGGACCCCTCTGACATAAACAAACCTAAGACGTGGGCTTTAACCAACCAAGTAGTAGACAACCTTGTAGGTTTTATACGCAACCCTTCCGAACGCTGGTATCTCGGATTCCCCGAAATAGATTTAGCGTCAAGAGGAATAGGTAAAGGTGAAGTCTTAATGGTAGTGGGTAGATCCCACACCGGCAAATCACAAATGCTGCTAAACAGTATTGTGGTTAACCTGATCAACGACCCTGCGACACACGTTGTTATCTTCTCAATGGATGAACCTAGAGAACTGGTAGCGATGAAACTGTTCTGCTTGTTGAAAGGTCGTTCCTCCACGGATGTGGAAGAAGCAATAAAAGCAAATGACCAAAGAACAATACAAGAACTCGCCGAAGCGTCAGAGAAGGAACTGTCACGAGTAGCGATCATAGATGAATCATTACCACTATCCCGTATGGAAGAAGTGATGGAAGAGATCAGAGAATGGTTCGGAACCAACCCGTCGTTCGTGATGCTCGATTACCTAGAACTACTACCCGGAGGTGACTCAGATGCGACAGGAGTTACAACCAAAGCGCAAGCAGTTAAACGCTGGGCTAAAACCCAACGAGTACCAGTCGGGCTTGTTCATCAAGCAGGCAGAGGCTCAGGAGACAAAGGTAAAGCCGCAGGACTGTATGCAGGCAGGTACGGAGGTGAGCAAGAAGCAATATTTGTCATCGAAGTTTACCGACAACGAGACAGATATGACCTGTCACCGTGGGAAAAGAAATACCATACCGATTCAATCAACCTCAACCTGTGCAAGAACAAACGCACAGCACGACTAATAGATCAAACATATTACTTAGACCCATCCAGCGGTCACATCCACCCATACTGGGAGGAGTTGATACCCGATGCAGACTGAAGACTTCCAAATCACACGTAAACCCATAGCATTAGGCGCAGGTGTATGGATACAAAGATGGGTGGTGGAAAAAGAAGGCAGAATACTTGAACTGTCCGACACTAAAGAAGAAGCGGAGATTTTCGTAGCCACCAAAGTAGATAACTGGAGATCACGAGATGAGTAAGTATGACAAAGAAACCATCAAAGGATTCGCTGACCTTTTCAGAGGAGGCAAAGTAGCAATCGACACAGGAGACTTCAGACCGTGGACAAACCACGACGGAACATTCGTCGCAGCGCAAGGGGAAGAGTACGAAACTAAGATAAAAGACCACCTGCAAGCAGAACCAGCCATAGGTGTATACCCGCTGTTCGCAGAAGACGACGGACTGAAAGTCTACTGGGGGTGCGTTGACTTAGACGAAGGTATAGAAGAATCCTACAGTCACGCCAAGAACATCAACCAAGTGTTAACACAACTAGACATCAAATGCTGGGTGGAAAGGTCAAGATCAAAAGGTTTCCACGTGTGGGTGTTCTTCACTGAACCAATGCTCGCACGAGATGTACGCACAGGACTGTTAGGAGTATGTCAAATAGTTGACGCACCCACAAAAGAAATAAACCCCAAACAAGTAGAACTCTCACAACGAGGATGGGGAAATGGTGTCCGCCTACCCTATGCGGCTACCCGTCAAAGAGGTGGCTACAACGAAATGACAGACCCCGAATGGTCTATGTCTATAATATCAGTAGCGACTTTCGTAAAAGATGCTATACCAACCCGTGTGACACCCGAAGCGTGGGATCCTGTCAGAGCCATATACAAGCCTCCTGAGCGTATCTCAGTGCCTTCACCGACAGTATCCTCGTCTAAACCCTTACATGGACTCTCAAAGGCTATCAGAACAAATGGTCCTAAAGGTAGTACGAAGAATGACAGATCAAGAACCCTCGTAGCATTAGCCTGCTCCATGTTTAGAGACGGGTATGACAAACCTACCATCTATTATGAACTAAAGTCTGCTGACAAGGATTGGGGCGGGAAATATGCCAACCGTAAAGACGGAGAAGAAATTCTGTGGAAAATAGTAAATGACTACGAAAAAGTCGCGTGGAAAAACCACGAAGATTACAAGCGTCGTTATCGAGAGAAGACCGAAGGTCAAAGCGAGACCGAGACACACTAAAAGTGGACATGTATTTACACCAAAGACCACACTTGACGAAGAAGATTTCATAGCACAAGTATGGGAAAAAGAAGTAGGCAAAACATTAACAGGACCATTAGAAATAGTGCTGGTGTACAGCCCTACACAAACAATACTGCATGTGATGGAATCACCACATGGAGCGAAAACCTTAACAGGAGATCTGGACAATTACATCAAGTTAACGTGCGATGCGTTAAACGGGGTGGCGTGGGAAGATGACAGACAAATCGTACGAATCAACGCAGTCAAGGTCGACAAACTTGATAGTGATTAAACTCGAACCTTGGGAATATGAATGGGCATCACACGTAGGATGCAGACGGTTCATAGAAAACTGGGAGAAACAAGACGCATCCCATTACAAACGTGAATACATGGAAGACGACAGAACAGCACAAGTCGCAGCCGCAATCGGAGAATTAGCAGTAGCCAAAGTAACCAACCAATACTGGGGAGGTCACGTCTGGCCGGGAAACCGACACGTAGAAAACCGCAACCGTGCAGACGTAGGTAACAACATAGAAGTCAGAAGAGTTAGGACATCAAACAACGCTGCTGTTAGACGCAGACAACTAGGAAAAGGATTAGATTTGTTTGTGGTTAGACCACAGCCTCCCGAATTTAGAGAAGTCGAGATGTTAGGATGGATTAACCACGACGAAGCATGGGAACTCGGAGGACCCTCAGGTTATGATGCAGACAACACCCGTGTCATAGCCCCCGAATTTTTAAAGGCGGTAACAGAATATGGCAGGGAAACAAAAGGAGTTCCCGACTGATCCAACTGACACGTGGCGAGAAGGCAAGATACAGTTCGGAGCGAAAGACAGCCTCTTTCCACACAGAGCGTCAACAGAAATAGAAGCATTAATGGAAACACCCCCAGCAGGGGCAGAACCATTAGCGTCACTTGAAAGAACGGCTCACATAAAAGAACTATTAGCAGACGCTATAGAAGAACTAAACCCATTAGAAAGATGGATAGCAGAAAGACTACTAATAGAAGGGCTGTCGCTACGCAAAGCAGGAGCAGTCTTAGGCATACCTAAAACATCACTGGCACGTAGACGTGACAAAATAAGACGCAGACTTATGATCCGTCTCATGCAGGAACCTGAATTTAAAGAATGGTTAGAGGATCTAAACCAATCACTCCCAGTCTTTGACGAGACACTGCCGGATCAACCCCATTAAAGAAGTAGCCCAAACAGCAAAAGCATACTGAGCCTCCTCAATTCCATCGACACCGGCATGAAAAGCAGAAAGCAAAGCCTCTGCTTCCGCCTCATCAAACACCAATAATAAACCTAAGAGTTCTTCATCTGACCATTTAGCGTGTGTGCCATCAAGCACATCGAATAGATTAGAAGATGCCTCTAACTCTTGGTAAATCTCTTCTTGAATAGACGTACCCTGCTGCTCTAGGAACAATTCCCATTTAGCATCAAGGTCCGTATCATCCATTATTGTTTCGCTACCTTATCCTTTACAAAGGTTTTCATAACTGACACAGCCGCTGCTAAACCTGCAACACCCGCACCCTTCGCTGACGAAAGGTCAGCAACAACAAAGACACCTAGAAATGATTGCGCGAAAGTCCACGCTGCACGTTCTAGCATGTCAACTATGTTTTTCAATTTCTTTTCCTTTTGTTAGATTTCCTCGCATTATCATATGCGATAGCGGCAGCCTGATCACGTTTATAACCTTCCGTAATCAACTTACCTATATTACGACTAATGGTCGCCTGATCAGAACCCTTCTCTAAAGGCATAATCAGTACCTTGGGCGTGGTCTTTTCTTACGCGCCATTAATCGTTCTCATCAAACTTAGCCCGCATACCGTTACCCATTCGTAACATAGCGTCACCAGTTAACGTACCAAGATTAGCAGTAGGACGAGTAACAGTATCAACTAAAACTTTCCCCACAGCAGGCACCTTCATTGTTTCACCATCTAATTGATGTGGCATATCAACCTACTTTCCGAAAGGGCGACCATTCTGATTGGCGTTGCCCAAATTAGTTCCCCGCAGATACGCTGCGGCTTTCTTAGCCTTCTGACTCATATCCCACATGTTAAACGAGGACGTAGAGTTGTAAGGCTGATCATCCTGCGACCCAAATGTTTCTTGGAACGAAGGACCATATCCTTTACCTTTTGGCATAATATTTTTCCTTATTGTATAAACAGGCAGCCGAACGTCTCACCATTCACCACACCTGTAGCCTTCAAAAAACCCTGTGTCTCTTGAAACTCTCTAACAGCAGACACAGTTTTCTTACCATAAATCCCATCAACAGGACCCGGATTGAAACCACGCTCCACTAACTTTCCCTGCACTAAACGCACAGGCAAACCTCTACTACGAGAAGGACGAGACAAAGGAGTCTCCTTAACCTGCTCATGCAAATCTTTAAAGAACTGAATTATCGCAGCCCAATTAACAGACTCAGGTGCCTCAACAACACCCATACCGCCCTCAACCCAGTTACCTAAAATGTCACCCGGACACGTCGTATACCCATCACGACTCTTCTTGCGATGCGTCGAAACCCAAAGTCCCTTACCGAAATGAGATTCAGCGGCATCAACAACCGTTTGTAAAGAACGTAAAGCATTGTCGTGAGGCTTATCAAAACCCCAGCCAGTAAAGCACACGCTGATCGAACGACTGTTCCAACCTTTAGTTCCCGCTCCACGGTTATCCCATCCTCGTCCTTCAAAAATAGTGCCACTCTCATCAACAAGCCAGTTGTAACCAACACCATCCCAGCCTTTACCCATGTGATGGCGTTCAAACGCTTTAACAGCATCAGACCCCTTAGGTCCGTTCTGCACACCAGAGTGATGAATAACAACACCCTGCACTCTCGCCTTGTTTAACTTGTCGAACTTTCCTTTAGGTGGAGGTTTAGCCCCCCAATCTTTTCTGGAAACATACTTCATACTCATAAGCCTTTCGTGTCCCGTCTACTCACCCAGTCTAGTCTCAACGATTCTCAAAAGACTTCCAAACGTTACGTTCTCTAGCCTCAGCAATCGACCTGCGGATCTCTTCACTACGCTGCCTGCGAGGAGTATTAATACGGACACTCACCCCACCCAAAGTAGACATCATCGACTGAATCCAAGTCTCCTGAGTTTTCTCATCTTCAGGAATCACGCGACGCAACCTACCTATGAACGGCAACAGGTTTTCTAAAATACCCAACTTCTTATCATTGACCATCCACTCGCCCTTAGCATTCTTACCACCCCAACCGAGCATGTCTAAAGAAGTAGTCATACCCGGAATTGTTCTAAAAGCAACAGGGAGTTTAACGAACTCATCCTGATAAGGGATACCAGCAAACAACTTTTTGTCCGCCCAATACTCAATAGGAGTTTTAAAGAACGGAGTAGCACCAGAGAAAATCTGTTCCATAGCAGCACCCCCACCTTCACGACTAGGATCAAACCTGAACAAATCCTGCAACGGCAAATCGGGTGCAGCATAAGTAGTAGCACCACCTATCTTCCAAGGTAACTGAATGTTGAAATTCTCTAAGAAATAATCAGGAACCATGTCTTCTTTCTCTTCACCCATTTCCAAGTTACGTTTAATGGACATCAGACGGTTAAACTTGCCGGGGTTACGAGCCAACAATTCCATTTGCAGCGGAAAGTTTTTACGAGTCCAAGTGTAAAACGGAAAGAAACGTTTACCATACTTCTGTTCAATAGTAGACAACCCGCCATAATTGAAATGCAACTTGTAAATCATTTCCAAAGCATCATCTAAACTACCACCAACATCCATCACATGAAGACCAGTACCAAGACGCATCATCTGCTCTGCAAAAGTATTAGCATGCCTCACCGCAGCAAATATAACGAACCCTGAATCAGCAGGATTTAAAGTAACACGACCTTGACGGAAAGGATTATCTTTACTACCGACAATGTAATCCAATTTTCCGGGTTGTCCTAAATTCAAATCGACAGTAGAAGCAGCCTGACCTCCCCCGTCACCACCCGCTTGCCTAATTTTATAAGCATTCCGCAAAGTCAAATCATCAGGATTTTTTTCCATCAACTTCTTCAACCCTAAATCAAAATCACCCTCACCCGCTTTATAAATACGACTAATCAAACGACCTGTTTTAATATTCACTTCCAAAGGAATGTCAGCAAACCACATGTTGCTCATACCACCAAAAACGTTACGCAACACAAAACCCGGAGTAGCAACCATCTGCGCTTTCATCCAGTTATGAACCCTGTCATACGCTCTCAGATACTTACCAACAGCCTCTCTGTCATTCATCTTCTGAGCAGCCAACAAAGAATCAATAACACTGTCCGCCATATACTCATCGCCCGTTATTAAAAAGTTGCCCCACATCTGCCGAGAAGAAAGATTAAACATATCTCTCACTTCTTGAGCAGACTGAGGAGGGACAAACTCCCCTCCGAAACTATTCAAATTGAAAGCCAAACCATTTTCAGAACCCAACTCTGCTTGAATACTCTGAAGCATCCCTATGCGTTCATCTTCAGCCATAATCAGACGTGCCGCAACCTCCTGCTCTTTAGCAAGCAGTTCCAACACAACCTTCTCTTCGGCTTCCAACTTCTCTACAGCAGGAATCTTTCTGTTTAACCAATAAAAATATTTTTCTCCTTTTTCCTGCATTGACGCTTCGATTCTTTTAAGTCTCTCAACAATGTTTCGTTGAGCCTCATCCATGCTCACAACAATTGCTCTTCGAGCAGTAAAATCACCCTCCAATGCGTCAGGTAATGCGACCCTTGAATAAGCGTCTGGAATATAACTTGAGGATGCAGGATCTCGCCTCGCTAAAGAACGTGCAGCAACATCCCTTGCTTCACCACGAGCGATTTGAATCACCTCATTCAAGTCGGTAACCTCTCGCATCTGAGAGACACCGAACCCCATACCTAGTTCTTCGTCAAGTAACGTCCGGAAAGGGTCATCTGCTTGTCCACGCATTTTTTGCAACATAGTACCCACAAACTCATCAAAAGTAATATCTCCCGTAGCGTCAAAATAAGTGCTTTGCAACGATTCAAACGCTTCCCGCAAATTTTGTGCTATAAGATTAAAGTTGTCAGAATAAGAATTCAGATAGTTGGTTTGCAAAGCGTTTTCAATTTCCCCAAACTCTCTGATTGTTTGAACAAACGCTTCAACACGATCAGCGCTATTAGTAAGTCTCTCTGTACCAGTACCAGCATATTCAGGAGGTGTTAATTCACTTTCCGCTGTTCGCGCCTTTCGTCTCACAAAACGACCATCAACTCGTTCCAGTTGATCAAAATCAGGGTCTCTGAGTTGACCAACAATTTTACGTTGAGCAGGAACAGCAAAACCGTCAGCATTTTTTCTCCACAAACCGCCCTGCATGCCACGTAAAGGTTGAGCGGAATCAGTTACAAGCCAATCAGGATGATTCATATCCAAACCTTTAGTTGGCTGACGTATAACACTCGGACCCATATTCATATCTACCCACGCATTGTAAGGAGATAAGGATGTTCCACCAGACTGATTTCTGAAACCCACCCTGCCGTACTCTGCTAGTCTGAACAAATCACCTCGATGTGTTTCCCAATTTTGAGAAATTTGCAGTCGAATCTCTTGAGTCATTTCAATGCCCGTAACTTCTTCCCAATCTAAAACTCGTTGAGGTTTAGGCATATTCTCATTACCCACATTGCGAAGACTAAAGTATCTTGCTGTCTCTCGATCAGCCCATGCAGGTCCCGACAACGTTTCCTGTGTAGTCCCAGCACCCGGCAAATCAACAGTGTGAGGTTGCGTCACTCCATCCATGTCTTTATATTCGACGGTGTATGTATCAGCGACAGGCGCTGTATTTTTTTCTGGACCTTTGATTAAAGCAACATCCTCTACGTTTTTTCCTGCGTTTGTCGCAGCGGACTCTAATTCATCCGACCAGTCAGACAACTTATAAATACTAAAATCAGCAGGACCAGCCATAGGGTTGAAAGCGCTATTGCTGCCAGCAGCAGATGCCGATATTTTTCTACCTGCACGATCCGCAGCATACAAAAATGTAGAATCCAGCCACTCGAAAAGACCACCCATTAAACGTCGTAATCCCGCCTCTTTACCAGAGCCTTTAAGAGCAATCATTGCCCTACTACCCATTGAGTCGTGCATACCAAACAACGACCAACTCATTTGCCACACATCTCTATCAGAGTTAGGCGATATGTCTATAATAGGATGAGCCAGTGGAGCATTAGCACCCCCATAACCGTCAACAACGCTTTGTTCAAGAATGCCATCATCAACTAATTCTTGCAACTCATCCATGATTTGTAGCCGACCCTGATGCATAGAATCTAAACCAGCAACCATACGTTCTCTCATAGGATGATCACTAGCAAGAATAATGTCCGACCATGACTGATCACCCAATGCAGGGATCTTTTCATAAGGACCCACAAAAAGAGGGTTTAAAGACATGGTACCCTCAAACGGAATACTCCCTATTTGAACACTGTTACCAACATCCAAACCTAAAGCATCATTAAACTCTTTGCCTACTATTTGAATCAACTCATTAACATCAGTATCAGAAAGAGTAGCGTTCGCCTTAACAGCATCGTTGATTCTTATAACAGCCTCAACAGTTCTGTCTCTCATCATCGTGTCATCTATAACATCATGTAAATAAGGCAACAAAGTACCTTCAATAAATTCAACTTCATGTTGCATATCGCTTAAAAGATTGTCGTCAATGTAAGAAAGAAATTCTGACGCTTCGAAATCACCCAGAAATTCGTCAGCAGCCATACCTTCAGGCACTTCATCAAACCCAGCGTTCATCTCTAACGCATCAGTAAGATCCTCTCTCACCTTCTTCATATAATGGATTGCTTGCTTGATTTTAGCCAGCCGAACCACAATAGGATCCAAATCAGCCATTATAGGAGCAAGAACTTCAACAGCATTAATAGCGTAACGGGCAGACCCGCCGCGACGATAATCGATAGGGAATCCCAACAAGTCCGCAAACTCGACTTCAGCAGGAGTGCCGCCACCAGACCCTCCGTCAAAAACGCGTCCTAACTTTTCGTTAATCTCTCGAATCATCCCTACTAATTCGTCGCCAAGATCAATCAACTCGGCATCGGACTCTATCAACTCTTCTAATGTTTCATTAAATTTGCCTATTAAGGAAAGTCTTTCAGCCCCGTACTTTTGTTGATACTCTCGGATAGTTGCTATAATTTTTTCACGAGCCGCTACACGAGCCTCAGCAGCCGCTCTCGCCCCGCCAGCCGTAGCCAACTCTTCATCCAATTGACGGACAATAACCTCTAACGCTTCCAACTTTTTTGCCATATCCAAATAAGTATCGGCATTAAAAACTATACCTTTAGCAGCAAACGCCATTTCTATTAAACGTATACGAGCATCAGCAGCGACACTGGAAGTGTATGCAGCCCTTTTAGCAGCAAAACCTTGTTTCCATAAAGACTCGCCTGCTTCCAACCATCCAGCCTCTCTGAAAGCATCATCTATCTGACGTGCAATAGAACGACCAGCAGGATCAGTAACAAGATTACCTGACCTAGCACGAGCAGCCTCTTCAGCAGGTGTTAAATTACGGGTGATAACAGTACCTATCCATTCATCATCATCACTATGCCTTGTTTTAAAACCTAAACCACGTTGAGGCGCACCCGGACGTTGACCACCCGGATGAAGCAACTTCACTTCAAGAAATTTACCCGGAGAATCCCTCAAAGGAATTTTAAACGTAACACCCTGCACAGCCCTGCCTTCACGAGTTATACGACTAGGTTGACTACCACGAGTTTTTTGACGACCATACTCCGCTCTTCCACGACGTTGAACCTGAGTCATATTAGAAGCCCTCATCCCCTCAGGGATAGACTCATCTAAAACTTCGTCAAAACCTCTAGCCCAAACCTGAGTTTCAGCCCAATCATCACCAAACAAAACTCTGAACAGATTCCTAGACTCAGGAGTTAAAATCATCGGCTCATAACCGCCATAATCATTAAAGACATCTTCAACATCATTAATAAACTTGCCGACCAAATTCCCACCGTCATCCACTTCCAACGGGTAAAGATTTTTTCTCAACAAAAACTCTAAATCAGGCACATCAATCTGAGTAGACAACAAAGTTTTAACATCCGCTATCTCCTGCAAAGACAAATTAGGAAAATCATTCGCTAATCTTGCAGCAGCCGCAGGGTTCAACTTGTTGTTTTGAATCTCCCAAACGAGAATATCAGGCTCATCCGCTATCCGACCTAAAGTCTCGTCATCAACCTTTGGGAAAGTTCTACGAACAAGATTTTCTGTCTGTCGAGTACGTTTATTAAAATTCTCCACCAAAGCACCAGTACCCATAGAGGAACGGTTATTAGCAGATCTCACAAGTTGAGACAAAATAATATCATCAGTGTCTCTACTCCGAGACAAATTACGAGCAACCCTTTTAGTTTCACGCCTAGTCGCATTAAACGCTTCAGCCTGCTCCGCAGGACTACCACTTCTACGCAACGCATCTTCATAAGTTTTCATCGGATCAACAAAAACTTTTTTAAAAGCCTGAGCGCCCTTAGTTGTAGCAACCTTCTCGTACAACAAACCCGGACCAGACATTATTGCAGCAGCAACACCACTACCCAAAGGAAACACACCTATAGGAAGAGCATCAACAGGAGCCTTAGCAGCCATCCTTATGATACTTCTGGCTTCTCCAGACAAACCTTCAGGTAAATCTTTTAAACGTTTCTTGCTTTGAGAAGCAAAAACTAAATCCTCTAACTTGTTTTTACTAGGGTCCCAACCCATAGTTTTTAAATTCTGTTGAGTTATTTCAGGTATTTGTTCTGCACGTTTACGAGCAGCGCGTGTCGAACCTCTACTCATCCTGCCTAAAACAGGACCAGTACCCGGAACTCTCCACCTTAAACCAGTTTCAATTCCCAAATCGTCAACCAGTTTTTTACCTATGTCACCATGGTTTCTGATCAAAACATTACGAGCAGCAGACACGCTGCGTTTCTGACCAGCCGCTTTAATAGCATCGTCAACAGCCCTCAACTGTGCAGCCTGATCACCTTTCAATCTGCCCAATTTTTTCAACTCTGTTAAATCTTGATACAACGGAGTTAAATCATCAATAAGACCTTTAGTTCCTCTTATACGAGCATAAGCACCTAAACCGCCTGCCCATGAAAGCGGATCTAAAGCAACGTCCCCCACAAAACCTGCTATACGGTTACCCCATTTACCTAAATCAATGTTCTCTTCACGTATAAGATCACCGAAACCGTAATGTCTTTTAGTTTGATCAGCGAACTCACCGAAGTTAAAACCTTCTCCTTGGAACAAGTCGATTGTTTCTTTTAAACCTGATGTTAAAACAGCGCGAGGAAAATCTATTACGCCAAGAACTTTACCGAAAATACCACCCATGCCACGTGGCTTAGGAGGAGCAGCGCGAGCAACTTTGAATTGTTCCCAAACATCTAAAGGATTAGCAACTCCAGAAGAAGTTTGAGGTTGTTGTAAATTTTGGTTGCTTCTAGTTACACCTTGTGACGCTATTTGTTTTAATACTTTGTTAAGAGCAGGATTAGTGAGAGACATTTGAATCCTTTACTCTGTTACCCAGCGACCTATTCCGCTTCTTTCATCTACAACCCAGTCATAACCTTTACGCCAATTAATAGCCCACTCAGGTCCCAACAAAGAAAGATCATCTGGTAAGTTCATTCTTTTTGCTTGACCTTTAACCCACTCTTGAACTTGTTTCAAGTGTGCTACTCCTTTAATAGTATCCCCCATAGGATCAATAGGCATTGGGCTAGGAGAACCTATACTGTACAATGCTTGTAGATTATCAATTGTGTCCATGTCACCTGTTAAGGTCATTACAAATTCTTTTTCTGGTTGTTGTCCAGTCAAAATTCCTGCTTCAGGACTACCTGCTTCTACCATAGTTGCAGGGCTTCCATCTATTGGAGATATTCCACCTGCATTTCCTACAACTCCGCCCGCATCCATAAATGAATCCATTACTAATTGTTCCACCAAAGGTGTATATTCAGGAGGCAACTCATCCAAAATGCGAGCAAGATTAGAATCATTTAATTCCATGTTTCCAGAAGCAACAAGCGCACTTGTTATCTGTTGCATAACCGCATTGTAACCTTCAACGTCTTCACCAAATGTGGCGGACAAATTATTCATAAAGGCTTGAACAAACGGATTGTCAACTTGACTTAATGCCGCTGCATTAGTTAACAGATCTGCTTGAGCCATAGCCGTAGAAAGTTCCATCTCTTCTTCTGCTAAGGCCATAGCATTGGCATCAGCAATACCCATACCTGTTTCTGGGTCCCAACCTATCGGACGACCATAATCAGGATTAGGTACTTGTTGAGGACCTTGAGGAGTCATAACCGTTAAAGTAGGACGCATATCTATACCCTGAGACAACAAACCTAATTCAACATTTTCTTGGGCCAAAGTTTGACCAGCAGTCAACCCCGTAGCAGGATCAAACCCATAAGGCATCTCCGTCTCAGGATTGATTAGATTAGCAATATTAAACTGTTTGATTTGTTCTTGCTGTGCCGCTGTTAAACCAGTAGTAGTATCAAAACCATAAGGTCGATCAGTCGTAGGATCAATACCCTGCGCCGCCATTGTTCGATCAAACTGATCACGACTTTCTAGAATCCCAGCCAAATCTATACCAGAAGACTGAGCAGCCATAAACTGTTCAGGAGTCATGTTCAGAGTCTGTGCTAACGCTGCTGCGTCCAACTCACCTGAAGCAAGCGCAGCCAACGCAGTGTTAGCCTCTTCCTGTGCAGCCAGATTCATAGCCCGTTCATCTGATAACAAATCTTGAGCGATCTGCCCGAACATGCCGCCACCAAATTGTGGACGACCACGTTCATCTAAAATAATTTCTCCACCTTCATCACGTGCAACTGTTCCACCCATAGTGGTCATAGCATCACCAGTCAAACCACCAATAAATTTCAAAGCATCTAAGAAACCTAGATTCTCTTCAGCGACACCTTGAGAAACAGTTCTTCCTATATTAAAATCTCCGGGTGCTAACGTCGGATCAACCTGACCGTAAAGCAACTGATCCAATTCATTCAGTCTCGTTTGTTCAGCCGTCTGAGCATCAGTGTACGCGTCAAACGCTGTTTGTTGAGCAGTATCAAAGTTCGCTAAAACATCAGCGACTTCTTGCATAAACAAGGTGTTTGCATTAGCAGCATCTAACAGTCCTTGTGTTACAGCAGCGTCATATTGTTGTTTTCTTGTGGCGAGAAGATTGTTTATTATTCCTTCTCTGTCTAATCCAGCAAAACTAGTAGGAGGAGCACCTCCGCCCATTGGAGGA